TCCGTTTGCGGGGCTATTTGGAAAATCTGTTGCCATTATTACTCCTTAAAATGTTATGCTGCCGCTTGCGGTAAAACTGTATATGTTGTATGAACCGTCTGTGGTCACAGTTGGGGATCCAGTAGTCGATGCTGCGGTTGCAAGTGTACGAAGAATAACAATTCCGCTTCCTCCAGCCCTACCGGCACCAGTACCTGCGGGCTGGCCACCACCACCGCCTCCCGTGTTAGCAGTAGCTGCTGTATTACCTGCACCTCCACCCCCGAGACCTCCAGCCCCGCTAGTAGCAGAAGAGTTTTTACCTCCCCCTCCACCACCGGCATAATAGGTAGCAGTTCCGGTAATTGAAGATTCAATACCATCTCCTCCAGCTCCGCCAGCGTTGCCTCCTGCGGCACTACCGGCAGCTCCGGCTCCACCTCCGCCGCCTCCGCCGCCCCAGTTTCCACCGGCTCCTCCAGAATTACCTTGACCTGCGGTTCCAGCTCCTCCACTGCCTCCTCGGCCACCACCACCACCACCGGAACCTCCAGTAGCTGCATTACCTAGAGCGCCTGCACGGCCTCCTCCAATTGCAGTAATTGTAGTTAGTCCTGTGCCTGAAAGAGAACTGGTTCCTCCATTTGTACCAAGGCCCCCATTAAATGCGCCTCCATTACCACCATTGCCTACAATAATATCATAGGTTGTACTATTTGATAGCGTAAGACTTGTGCCAGTTAATAAACCTCCAGCACCGCCACCACCGCCACCGCCTCCGGTGCCACCATTATCCCCGCCAGAGCCCCCGCCACCTCCAGCAACAACAAGATAATCAACAATAGGAGCAAAGGCTAAACTTACATTTGAAGTTTTAGAAATAGAATGCAATCCATCAGAAGCTTTAAATCTTAGTGTAAAGTTTCCTGCATTTGCTGCATTTGTAGAAGGAGTAAGCGTAAATGTTGAGCCGCTATTTGTTACAGTTGCTTGAGGTTGATTCGAAGGATTAGTATCATAACTATACGTTATTGGAAAACCTTCGGGATCTGTAGCAGGTAAACTTACATTAGTAGCAGTTCCATCCGATGCTAATACTATTTCAGAAGCAGGATCATTGTCAAAAGATAAAACTTCGTCAGTGCCGTGGTACATTCTCTCCCACGTAGACCCATTGTATATATACAGTTGGTTTGTATCATTTGCATAAGCTAAATCAGAAATAGTTGGACTACTCGGAAAAGCAGCTAAATTAGCATAACGAGTAATAGCAGCACTACCTGCGGGGCCAGTAGCACCAGTAGCACCAGTAGCTCCTGTTTTACCTACAACTTCTACCCATTGACTAGAGTTTGCATCAGTGTAGTATACAAATAATCCACCCGCGCTAGTGTTATACCATAGATCTCCGGCACTTGGACTACTTGGTGCAGCATCCGATGTAGTTACAGAAGCACCACCGCCTCCACCTGACTGTGCTACCCAGTCATAGTCACTACCGTTCCAGCTTAATACTTCGTTGGGAGAGGCAGTGCTTCTATTTAAGTGAGTGTCTACTGACGCATCATTATAGCCGCCCGCCGCTGAAACGGCTGCCTGTACAAATGCAGTGGTTGCTACCTGCGTAGTATTTGTGCCACTAGATGCTGTTGGGGCCGCCGGGGCCCCTGTGAAAGTAGGACTTGCTAAAGGCGCTTTTAGGCCTAAGCTAGTTGTTACAGTTGTAGCAAAATTAGCATCATCATTTAATGCTGCTGCAAGCTCATTCAATGTGTCTAGAGCTCCAGGCGCAGAATCTATAAGCGCGGTAACTTGAGTATCTACATAACTTTTGTTTGCGAGTTCTATCCAGTTTCCGCCGTGTGCAAAGTACGCAGCTCCTGTAGCGTGTACATGAGCAAACATACCGTGATATGTTGTAGCGCTTGGTAAATTTGAAGTTTGAGAAAACATATTCGCAAAATAAACTTTACCTGTTGTTATAAAATCGTTACTACCAATATCTGCGTCTGCTCCGGTTGTTAGAGCGTCCGTAATGCCATATCCTGCTATAGTTGTTGGTTTGCCTGTAAGAGCACTAAATGCACCACTAAATGCATCGGTAATACCATATCCTGCTATAGTTGTTGGTTTACCTGTAAGAGCACTAAATGCACCACTAAATGCATCGGTAATACCATATCCTGCTATAGTGGTAGGCTTACCTGTAAGAGCAGTAAATGCGCCACTAAATTTATTAGCTTGAACAAATGCAGTTGTAGCTATTTGAGTAGTATTAGTTCCACTACTTGCTGTTGGAGCCGCTGGAGTGCCTGTGAGGGTAGGAGAGGCTAAGGGTGCTTTAGTTGCTAGACTATTTGTTACAGTTGTAGAAAAATTAGCATCATCATTAAGAGCCGCTGCTAATTCGTTCAAAGTATTAAGAGCACTTGGGGCTGAATCAACAAGATTAGTTATTTGAGTAGTAACATAACTTGTAGTGGCTCCATCAGTAATCCCGTATCCAGCTAGCGTAGTTGGTTTACTTGTAAGATCAGCAAATACTCCACTAAAAATAGTAGAGCCTCCAGTTTCTAATGTTCCTCCCGCTCCTCCGCTTAAAGTAACCTGACTTGAACCTGTCCCAATCTTTAGTTGAGATAGTATAATTGAAGAAGAGTCAGCTTCTAAAGTTTGGGCCCCTAAGTGTAAAGTATTGCCACTAAGATGCAGATCTTTAAATTTCGCAGAGCTGGAGCCAAGGTCTCTTGTACCATCTCCATCGGGTATTATATCACTAGATACAGAAGAAAGATCAACGGATCCAATAAGAGTTCTTATTTCTGCAGCGGTAATTCCGCTTCCTAGAGTAGGAGTGCTACCATCGCTTAAAATAGCAGGAGTTTGCCCAGTACCTGTTTTCCAAGCATTATCTGCTGAAATATAAGTATAGATAATACCGTTTACTGTAACGGTATCTCCATTACTTGGACTGTTTGGAAAATTATATGCCATTATTCACTCCTTAAAACGATATGGTTCCATTGGCTGTAAATTTATAAATATTGTAGGATCCGTCTGTAGTTACTGTGGGGGAGCCCGTAGTAGAGAGGGCAGTTGCAGTTGTACGAATAATAACTACACCATCTCCCCCATCTTTACCTACATTTCCATAATCTTTGGGGGCACCGCCACCACCGCCACCAAGACCGTCTGTTCCTGCAGTGCTACTAACTCCTCCATCTCCACCCCCACCTAGGCCTCCTGAGCTAGTACCCCCGGCGTTTGAAGTTCCTGCGGTACCACCGCCTCCACCGCCCCCTCCAGCATAGTAAGTAGCAGTGCCTGTAATTGAACTCTGTGCTCCGATACCCCCCGCACCTTGATTAGCATTTGCTCCAACTCCTCCAGCACCGCCCCCTCCAGCACCATAGTGTACACTAGCTTGACCTCCGTCGTAGCCTTGTCGAGCTTGGTCTAAATAAGTCGAACCTGGGTATACGCCTCTACCTGGATCCCTTACGGCAGCGCCGCCAGCATCAGAGTGAGCTGCTCCTCCTCCAGAGCCTCCATTACCTCCGCCACCTCCATTTGAGCCTCCTAGACCTCCTCCTTTTGCAGTTACAGTTGTAAAGCCGCTACCTGAACTCAAAGATATTATACTATCAGCTCCTGCTGTGGCGCTACCAAACCAGCCGTCTTGTCCTGTACCACCGGCCCCTACCGTGATACTGTACGTCCTGCCCCTGTCTGTGGAAGCAATGGTTTGTTCAAGCAGGCCTCCGCCCCCTCCTCCGGCTCCTCCTGCTCCACCGCCACCGCCACCTCCAGCAACAACAAGGTATTGTAGATCCATACTAAAGTCTAGCTCGACATCAACGAATCGAGTGGTAACATTTGCTCCATCAGAAGCACTTAGTCGTGCTCTAAATGTGCCTGAATGTGCTGTATTTGTACTGGGGGTAAAAGTATAAGCACCAGTACTTTGATTTATGGTGGTGTCTGCTCCGAGTTGCACAGGGCGGGCGTTATTAGCTGTTTTATAAGCGATTCCATAAGTTATATCAAAACCTTCAGGATCTTGTGCTGCCATAGATATTGAAGTTGTAGAGCCTCCCGCATCAAGATCATGAGTTGTAGGTGGATCCGTAAGAATTACAGGAGATTCATCTCCACTATCTACTCTATCCCATGCCGTGCCGTCCCATACGTATAAAGCATCGGTATCTTGAGTAAACCCTAGATCCCCTTCTGAGTTGCCCGATGTAGGAAGCGCAGCATAATTAGCGTAGGCAGTAACTCCTCCCCCACTACCACTGCCACTACCTCTTATAGTTGAATAATTTGCCATTATCGCTCCGTGAGTAACCAGCCTTGGGCAGTATTATAGTATACTAATCCAAAGGCCGCTCTATTTAAATCGATTGTTAAGTTTGATGTAGCACCTTCAATTTTATGCCCATTTCTTGCCACAGTTATATTATTAGTTGCAGCATTTCCTGTTCCATCAATAATTCTTATCTCGTCTCCAATTGATGCAGCAGCGGGTAATGTTATTGTTACGGCACTAGAAGTGTCTACTATTAGCTTCTCTCCTACTACAGCAACATAGTTACTAGTTTTTTCTTTATATCTTTCTACAGTGGATACACCGCCTCCCGAAGAAGGATTAGTTTGTACCCATTGATTAGAATCCCCGTCAGCATAATATACATAGAGTACAAGAGCATCATCATCAAACCATAAGTCTCCCGCAGAGGGGCTACTAGGGGCGCTCCCTGAAACAGATACATTTGCTCCTACGCTAAATCCTGCTATTGCAGATTGAACAAAAGCTGTTGTTGCAAACTGAGTTGTATTTGTGCTACTAGCGGCTGTTGGCCCTGAAGGGACTCCTGTAAAAGTAGGGCTTGCTAAAGGTGCAGCATCCGTAATACCATACCCTGTAAGTGTAGTAGGCCTACTTGTAAGGTCCGCAAACACTCCACTAAATACTTCGGATTGATTTGCAAGCCTTACCCAGTTACCCGCATGAGCAAAATATGCAGCACCTGTTCCATGAACATGGGCAAACATACCGTGATATGTAGTAGCACTAGGCAGGTTTGAAGTTTGAGCAAACATATTTGCAAAGTAAGCTTTACCTGTAGTTATAAAATCATTACTACCAATGTCTGCATCTGCCCCGGTTGTTAAAGCATCTGTAATACCATACCCCGATACGGTTGTCGGTTTGCCTGTTAAAGAGTTAAATGATACTGAACTTACAAAGCTACTAAGATCAGGGGGCGTAAAGCTAAATGCGCCGCTAGAATTATTATAAGTAAGTGCGCCGCTTCCGGAAGCACTATTTGATGTAACACTAAGATCTGTTAGTGTTATCTTATCTGCAAGATTAGTCTGTACAAATGCAGTTGTAGCTATCTGAGTAGTATTTGTACTAGCTGCTGCTGTCGGCGCTGTTGGAGTGCCGGAAAGAGCCGGGCTAGCCAAAGGTGCTTTAGTTGCTAAACTATTTGTTACAGTTGTAGAAAAGTTTGCATCATCACCAAGAGCCGCCGCTAGCTCATTTAAAGTATTAAGAGCATTTGGAGCTGAATCAATAACTGCATCTACTTTTGCTTGAATATCAGAGTCTTGCAGTGCCCATACCGGGTGTGCCGAAACTGTTAAGGTAATATGAGAATTACTAGAATTTGACGTACCTGGAGATGTAAAAGTAAAACTTTTAATTTTAGTATCTAAAGCATTTCCTGCCGATCTACTAATAGAATTTGAATTTACTGTTGCTTGAGTATTGTCCGCGTAAGTTACTACACCGAGAGTAGGAGTATTAGATCCTGTGCTAGAAAAAGACTCTATAAAAATAGGAGTATTAAAAGATACCGTACCACTTGGTAGTCCAGTTCCTAAAACTAATCTAGTATCAGTAGCTGCCGGAGCAGGAATAGTAATAGTGGCTGAATTACTAGCTACCATGCTGCTGTCAAGGGGAGCTGTTAATGCAGAGGCTACAGATTTATACAAGCCTCCTGCATTAGTATCTACCCAGATTTCGTCAAAAGCTGAGAAAGTGGGGGAACTATCTTGAAAATATACAGTATTATTTGTATCAATAGAATCTTCTACAGTTGTATTCACAAATGCAGTAGTGGCTATTTGAGTAGTATTTGTACCTAATGCAGCGGTTGGAGCTGTTGGAGTCCCAGTAAGCCCGGGGCTTGCTAAAGGCGCAGCATCTGTTATGCTATATCCCGCTAAAGTTGTGGGCCTGCCTGTAAGAGAGCCAAAAGCCCCGTCAAAAGCATCGGTAATACCATACCCTGCTATAGTGGTAGGCTTACCTGTTAAAGAGCTATAGGTGCCATCAAAAGCATCGGTAATACCATATCCTGCTATAGTGGTGGGCTTACCTGTAAGAGCACTAAATGACCCATTAAAAGCATCGGTAATACCATATCCTGCTATAGTGGTAGGCTTACCTGTAAGAGAGCCAAAAGCCCCGTCAAAAGCATCGGTAATACCATACCCTGCTATAGTGGTAGGCCTACCTGTTAAAGAGCTAAAAACTCCATCAAATGCATCTGTGATACCATACCCTGCTATAGTCGTGGGTTTGCCGGTAAGTTGTGCAAAAGATACAGTTGTTAGTGCATCTGTAATACCATACCCTGCAACTGTTGTAGGGGTAGAAGTAATATCAGAAAAAGTTAAAGTATGATTTACAAAATTTGTGCCATTATACTTTATAATCTGATTATTAAGTAAGCTAGATATAGAAACATTTGAAAGGTCTTCCAGTACTGCGGTTCCTGACATCGCATCTGTGATGCCATATCCCGCTAAGGTAGTAGGTCTACCCGTTAAAGAACTGAAAGCCCCATCAAATGCATCTGTGATACCATAACCTGCTATAGTAGTAGGCTTATTAAGCAAGTCAGAGAATGAGAGGGGATAAATAGTGTACGCCAAAGAATTCCAAGCTGTAGAACCGTTTCCAACTTTTATTTTATTTGTATTAGTTTCTAGGCCCAACTCTCCTGAATTCAAAGTAGGATTAGCAGAGGTCCAGTTACTGGAAGTATCTCTTCTTATCTGTATTCGTGCCGCCATTTATGCGCTACCTCCGTCCAGAAAAATTATTATGTCGTTGGATACTGTTGTAGCTGATCCTCCGTCTACAATAAAATTAACTGTGCCTCCTGTGCCTGAGCCTACACCTGATTGATTTTGATTTATAAACTTTTGAGAAGAAATACTATATGCTAAAACCTGTCCGTCCTGCACACTATTAATATCTACATCAGATAAGTCTCCGATTTCTTGAGCTCCTGCCAAGTTTTGTACAAAAGCTGTAGTCGCGAGCTGTGTGTTATTAGTTGTAGAACTAGCTGTAGGGGCTGTAGGAGCACCTGTAAAAGTAGGACTTACTAAAGGCGCTTTTGTAGCTAAATTGTTTGTTACAGTTGTTGAAAAATTTGCATCATCGCCTATTGCTGCTGCTAACTCATTTAAAGTATCGAGGGCCCCTGGAGCCGCATCAATTAAACTTGTTACTTCTTGATTTACATATTGTAAAGTAGCATAAGGACTTAAGTCTGGGGGAGTGAAAGTGAAAGTACCCGTACCATTATTGTAAGAAAGACTACCACTTCCACTACCAGGAGTTGCAACTGAGGCAGATAAGTCTTCTAAACCTATCTTTAGCTTACCAAGTACATAAGTATCTAAATTAGAAATAGAGAATAAAAATACTTCTGTTGTAGATACTGCTACCCCTATCTTTTGGGTAGTAGTTGTTTTAGTTTGAGTAATTGTACCATTTTGTTCTATATGGACGGGGGTTCCAGAGGTTAGACCTGTGAAACCTCCGACAACACCATGTACAACTACTTTTATTTCTTGATTATTATTTTTTGTTTCTAGTGCTATACCTACAAAAGCGTCACTTGTTGTAGTACTAGTTACTGCGGTTACTTTTCCTGTTGATAGTATTTTTACAGGATTATTAGTAGAAATATTTCCTGATGTTGTAAATGTTCCAACTAGTCTTTCAGATATTTGGCCAGTTACTGCAAATCTTTCATCAATTAAAGTATTTGCAAAAGAAGAAGGAATCTCATTAGCTTCTGTGCCAATAGAACTATTATTGGGTATTAACAACCCTCCCGAAGTTGTTTCAGAAAGTGATGCGTCTCCAATAGTTACTGTACCGCCAAAGAAGCTACCGCTATGGGCATATAAATCTCTAAAACGATTTGTAAAAGAACCAATATCTACATCTCTATAGCGTACGGTTAATTGTTGAGCTGGATTATTAGGATCTGTTCTTAGTTCAGTTGCATGTATATTAGCAGATGAATCAGGCAAAATACTTTGCTGAACATAAATATCTCTCCAACCATTAGAAGAGCTTCCCAGATCAAGATTAGTAGCTACTTGATTAGGTATTAAACTTCTATTTAAAGTCCCAAACTCTCTCTGGAGGTACTGAGTAGTAACTACGTCTGAATTATTCTGATTTGCAGATGTAGGGGTCGCAGCCGCAACAATACCCCCAAAAGTACCCCCGGTTGTTCTAGGGACAAAATTTACTTGATTGTTTGAATCAAATAAAGTACTATTTATAGTATTGATTCTGCCCGCTTCTTCTTCTACTTCATGAGTCCAGTAAGTAAGTTCTCTTTCTAGACTTGCGATACCTTGCTTTAGCTGTATAAAGTTAGTATCTACCTCAATTACTGTTAGTAATTCTTCATTTGGCTTATGCGTAACAGGCTGGGCCTCTTTAGATGTAAGAGAGCCACTAAAAGAAGAAGGGGGTATTACATAATTGGCATCTGTGTCTTTAGTAACAATATTAATATTCTTACTAATTTGTGTTTCCCAACGACCTGTAACAGTATTCCAGACATATGTAATGCCATCGACTGTTACAGGACTGCCCGCTCCATTAGCGGGCAGGCTTGAGGAAGTTCTAGGATGCGACATTAAACGTCTTCTTTACTTATGTCAAATCTTGAAGTTGAACTGACCAAGTAATTTGCAGAGTATCTGCGGTTGCTTTATTAACTGGATCGAAAGTTGTACGACACAGCATTGTTTGAGTCAGGGGCCCCTTAGTAAAGCCAAAAGCTGCAGCAGTAATTGATTTACCATCCTGAGTTAAAACACCTTCAACAGGATTATGGTCCGTACCACTTGTTAGAGTATAATCAATAGTAGTTCCTGTTGCTGTATTTGATCTCGCATCAATATGAGCCAACTCCGAAGTAGATCCATCAGAGCTTGTATACGAACGATCTCCAACGTCAAAAACTCCAATATCAGGCACATGCTTATTAAAAATACCTGCCTCTGTAATAGGATAGATACGGTTCAAGGGAGCTTTAATGCTGGGAGGAGACGTAAAATGATCATAATCTTGCTCGGGACGAGGATTATTTTCTTTAAATGTAGCAATATATACAATTCGATCGCCGTTTTTCTTTGCACCCGCCACAGCGTTTGGAGCATATGTCCCTCCTGCAAAATTATAGGCCAATGCCGCACTAAATGTAGATGCTACAGCATCTACACCAGTTCCAATAATGTTCAAACCTCCAGCAAGTCCATAGTTATTTTCTTCAGGTGGATAGCCTTCTGCAGTACCGTCTGCGCTATTTGCAACAATACTTGAGCCTACTAATGCTCCTTGAAAAATACCATCCACTGCTGTACCGAATTGAACGAACTCTGTGCCACGAGTCGTCGCAGTATTTGAGCCAATGCTAGTAGCAGCTCCCACAGTTGTGGTACCAGAAGGCTTGTCCTCCTCAGCGCCTACAAAAGGAAATCTAGCTACTCCCGAGTCAAGAATTGCGAAACCAGCTTCATCAACAGTAGTAGGTTTATTACTATTTCCGTTAGGAAATTGAGCTAAATCAATAGGAAGACCATCATCATCAGTATGAGTAAGTCGAATATTGTACTCTAGTTCTCTCTCATAAAAAGCACCAATTTGTCCTCGAGTAATTCCTAGCATTGCTTTCCCGTCTTCTAAATACGCAGCATTTGGTGCACCTATATTACTGCTTCTAAGTGATGCAGCAGCAAAAGGCCCTGTTTTAATACTATATGCAGTTGGAGCTTCGTATACTGAACGTACGGCGTCGTGCGTTGGATGTGCGGGGCTGATAGTATAATTTGTTAAAGTAACAGCATCAACATATTCTACATCAAGATGAATATCAGTTACGGTACCCCCCGGAGGGGAAGCTAAAGTTCCATCTAAAGTTAGGCGTGAAGCAGTAGAGTTAGGAACTCCAGACTCAATCTTGGCAATTTTTATAGTTTGAACATTTTTAACATTATCCGAACTGCCGCCCGTAGGGCCAGTATTTGAAGTCCCTCCGGTAAGGCCGGTTATTTGAAGACCCTTTCTTAGACGCTTTAATGTGTCTCCCCCTGCACTACCTGTTGTAAAAATAAGTTGGCTATTTCCTGACCCATCGGTAGCGTGCATTGCAGTTGTACCATCGCGCTCAAGATGCACATTTATAAGTGGTGTATAATCACCTGCAAGAGTAGTGTCTTTCATAAGCTGAACACGAAAGCCTCTCTCATCTTGAAGTCTGCGATCATATGATTTTGGAATAGCTGCCTGCTTTCTTGCGGTTTTTAGGTTCGCTTGAGTACCTCCACTATCACTAATTCCTAAGACTTGTGGCAGGGCATCAAACGACTCATGGTCATATCGATCTTTGTTAGAACGAGCAGCAGCTCCGATTCCGATTGCCATATGGCTCATCATTCGGGGCATTTTATGCTTGCCTGCGCGGTCTTGTCCATCATCAATCATACGACCGATAATGTGAGCAATACCATCTTTCGTAACTTTATTACGAATTGTTTTGTGTTGCTTTACCTTTCCATCTTTATCACGAAGGACTAGGTTTACAACACCTTTTAAGCGACAATCGTCTATATACATTTAGGTTCTCCTTTAAAATTGGCGTGATCTGCCGGGGGGTATTGTAGCAACATATGGCTGTAAAAAATATGCTCCTCTCATGTACTCTTCATCCCTCATCCAAACATAACCTTTTTCTGAAGAAGAGAGTGTGTCTCTAATACCTTTTTCTTGAAATTTTTTCAGCAATATATCTTTTAACTCAACTCTAACTTCTTTTACTGTATGAAATAGATAAGGGTTAAAACTATCATTCACTAAAAATCTTTCTGTTATTTGTTCTGCAAATGCAGGTGTTACTGTAAAGCTTCGCGTCTTTAGTTTTTCAGATTTAGTAGTTCTTAAGAAATGTGCATGTCTATTATCTTCTATCCCGACTGTGAATGATATAAGAGCCTTTCCTACTAAAGTTCCGCGCTTGTCGTCATCTGCAAAAATTCTTGATAAAATTAATTTAGATCGACCTTCTAGACTTGAGTCTTGTATTTTTAGTCTCTCTTTTCTAGGTAGTTTAGCCTCTTTTTTTACTTTGTCAATAATATATACTAAATCTACTATCTTTCGTCCAAGACTAAAAAATACATCTCCTATTCCACCAGCATCTCTATCTCTTGATCGTACCCCTACTTGAGTAGTAGAAATTAAACTTTTAGCTTCTATTAAATTATCAAGGGCTTTTACTGCTTCTGGGCGTATTATGTATTTCTTTAAAAACCTAGCTATATTTATGTCTATTATATCAAATACTTCAAGAAGTCTAAATGGAGACCCTAGTTTAATAAATTCACTAATTTCTAGTCTTTCTGTATTAATTTTTGCCCTGGGAGTTAGTATAGAATTTAAAATGTTTATCTGATCTTTTTCTGCTAGATTTGGATTTAAAGATGTTTTTATAATTAAATCGACTATATCATTTATCGGCTTATCAAACTTTTTTGAAGTGTTACTAAACGATGCCAAATTATCTACAGCTTGTTTGAATTTTGCAGGTTTAATTATTCCATCTCTAATATTATACGTTTCAAATAAAAGTCTATTTACTTTGAAAAATTTATCAATAGATGCCACTACTAAATCATTTTTTTCTGTAATAGTTTTTAGCTGATGTTTTGATTTTGTAGCTGCTGTATCTTTGCTTAGTAAAAATTTTGATACTAATGCATTTGTGCGCGCAGAAAAAGCAGATTGTTTTTTAACACCAGTATCTTTTGTTGTTATATCAAAAAGTTTAATTTGCTCATTTGGTACATCAAAAGAAAAATTTAATTTAACTCTAGACTTTGCACTAAGTCTATTAGTAAGAACAAAAGCTTTGGGGTTTAGTGTAAAACTTTTTGTTCGTACATCTTCTTGTAAAACCTTTATTTGCTTTATATCTTTAAATACTGCATTTAAAGCTACTAAATCTTTATGATTTTCTATGTTAGTTTTAAATGCGGGGGTAAAATCTCTTATAGTTAGTTTATCTGCTTCAAACTTTGCTTTTGGTACTTTGATTACATCTGCAAGCCTAATAGTCTCTATAGGTTTAACTCTTGCAGTTCTCTTTATAATTATTTCATCTAATAAATCTAAAAGTTCCGATCTTTTAATCGAGGCTTTCTTACTTAAACCATCTAAAGTTTTTAATGATGTTACTAAGCTTTTAGTACTTTTTAAAGTTTTTGATTCATTTATAGTTAAAGAATCTGTTAAATTAAAGGTTCTTAGAAACTTTATGAATTGATCTATTTCTACTATACTTTCTAAGGGCCTTACTACACTTTTTCTAGCTTCTTCCCTACCTACTAATACCTCTTTGAATGCTTTATCTTGAGAGATTGAAAGAATATCAATTAGTTTTAAACTACTTGTAAGCTGTTCTTTCAATAAAATAAATAGATCCAGCTTTACATTAAACAAGTTGGGATCATTTATCAAGGAAGCCGCCCCTAGAAGTGTGGGCATATTTCCTGTTATTCCTGCAAATAAAGGCTCATTAGGAACTGTAACGTCTTCTAGCCTTGCAGAATTTGTATTTCTATTAAGTAATTCAGGATTATTCTTCAGCTGAGATAGTAAAATTGAAATCTTGCTATCTAGTGACATTTTAAATCCTCATACTTGGGTGTACTACCTCCGAGCTTTTTAATAAAGGAACATTCCCAAGCATATTTACAGACCGTGGAGTATCCAATACCATAGATTTTGCAATAGGGGTATTCGCTTTAACCGATTTTAACTCAGGAAAATTCCCTAAGTTGGGCTTCATTGTATAAATAAAACTTTTTTTCATAATTAAAAGTCATCTCTAACCTTAATATCAATTAGTTCAAATACGCTCATTATTTGACCATCGGATAAAGTAAACTCTATTTCTGCTTCATAAAATCCATCAGTTGTTGCAGAATCTGTTAAAAAACTACTCAATGGAAATACCAAACTTCCTACAGAAAGAGATGATTCTATAGTATCTAAAGGAATAGTTGAAATTATAGTAGAAGTTCCTTTTTTACGAATACGTAAATTTGTAGTTGATGAACCTACAAAGGCAGCTCCTGTATCTGAACGAGTTACAGTTGCTCTAAGCTGAGGGCCTGTGTCGCCTTTTACTACTTGAATTATATCCATTAGATTTCAACGTACTCCTTGAAGAGGCTTTTAATATTTAATTAGAATGATTATACCAATACCGACATAAAATGTCAAGATCTATTTTTCTTAGGGGTGGTATTTTAAGATGGCCACGCTGCATCACAGACTGCTCTAACTTGTGTTGGTTCGCCGGTGTAATCATCTCCTTGTGTTATTGTGTATCGGTGAAATGTGGTGCTAATTATTGTTCCGTTTTCTGATATTTCTGTTTTTTCTCGTACATGCACATTCACAACTGCGTTGTCCTCAACATCTCGAGCGTGTACAATTTCTATTTTATCTTTGGTTATTGTTTTTGTAAGCGACATTTTATTCTCCTTTATGCTGCTTTATAAGTGAGGCTCCATCTTACTGCTGTATAAGGAGCACTAGTTCTAAGAATATCCCCTACAGTTAGTTCTGAATCAAGACCCATCCCATTCCCAGCTGCCTCTGGAAGAATAACGCGCCCGTAAGTCTGTCCGGGTTGTGCCATAAAGTACGCCCCACTCATGTTTGAAACAGCATAACTACTAAAGTTAATAGAGGTACATGGAACTTGAAGATGAGAGCTCGATACTGTAAATGGAAAGTTTGTAACGTATAAAACATTGCTTGTAGTTAGGCCCGATGGATTTATATTTTGTGCAGGACACGATAAATGAACAATGTCCCCTATTTTTGTATAAGTACCGAGAGCCTGAGTGCCTGCTGTTACGTAGTTTCCTCCTGATATTGCATCAGCAAAGCGAGGGGTCCAAGTACCTTCCTGATAGTCATCTAAAGCATGGGGCGAGGTTGTCTCCCCATCAAAAGTAATTCCACCAGTGTTTAGAATTCTTATCCGTTCTGTGGCAGCCGTGTTTGTTGTTACGCTTCTTGTACCAAAAACAATATCGGCTGTAGTACCGCCAGACGAGGACAAGGTCTTAGCACCAATCTGCACGGGCGGCTTGTCGTATGTTGAAGACGTGTACCCCATCCCGATAGAGTATAGCCCGCCAGCCGAGAATGACTCTTGACCAAGTTGAAACATAGGGTAGCCCCAAACTTGAGAGGGGAATGCGTTGACAGTGAGCCTTGCGCCCGCGTAGTTTTCAGAGGTGTCAGAAATAATAACGTTACCCTCCTCGTCAATAAGCATTCTTTGATAGCCGCTTGTACGCAATCTAATTTTATCTTCATCAGGTGAAGCTTCTACAGTGATTTTAGTATCCCCATCTGCATCTGTAATAAGAGAGTCATCGTTCTGTGTGTTCAGGGCTGTAAAAGTAATCGAATCTCCAGTAGCATTTGTTGTTATAGTCATATTTGACCCTGCTACAAGAGTAAGAGTATCTGCAGCAGAATCTGCAACTACATCACTTTGACCGGATACTGCTATTGTTCTAAATGCGTCGCCGCCGCCGCTCCCACCACTAGCTGCAAAAGTAATCGAATCTCCAGTAGCATTTGTTGTTATAGTCATATTTGACCCTGCTACAAGATTAAGAGTATCTGCAGCAGAATCTGCAACTACGTTACTTTGACCAGATACTGCTATTGTTTTAAATGCTTCGGCAGCGCCCTCGCCTGCGGATATGGTCACACTATCGTTGTTCGGAGAGGTGGTTAAAGCGACCCCAGTTCCCGCTATAAGAGTAAGAGTATCTGCAGCAGAATCTGCAACTACATCACTTTGGCCAGCTATTGCTATTGTTTTAAATGCTTCAGTAGCGCCTCCACTAGTACCGGTTGATGTTATAGTAACACTATCGTTGGTTGGAGAGGTTGTTAGAGTAATCCCAGTTCCCGCTACAAGAGTAAGAGTATCTGCAGCAGAATCTGCAACTACGTTACTTTGACCAGATACTGCTATTGTTTTAAAAGCTTCAGTAGCAGCAGTGCTGCTTATAGATAAAGTCTGGCCATTTCTTCCTATATTTATGCCTGCTCCTGGCTCTAAATTTATTTGCCCGGTACTCCCGCTGTAGCTGCCAGCTGGGTTTACAAGTAAAATCTGTTTATTGTTTCCAGTTGGAGCATCCGATGCCGTGAGTCGATATTGTCCTGAATTCCAAGCGGTATTGGATGATTGATAGTACAATACATCGCCATTTGAAGGAGTTGTCGAGACATTTGTTAAATCATTTAATGCGCCAACTCCTCCAGTGGATGTTATAGTCAGACTATCGTTGTTCGGAGTGGTGGTTAAAACTATATTTGACCCAGCTACAAAAGTGAGAGTATCGTCAAATGTATCCGCCACTATATCACTTTGACCAGCTACTGCTATTGTTTTAAATGCAAGAACACTACTTGAAATTTCAAGCGTACTACCAGTATGACCAAGGCCTATACCGTCTCCAGGTTCAAACTCAATCTTTTGGAATATAGACGAATTTCCCCCGGGGTCAACAAGCTGAAGTCCTTTATTATTACTACCAGTAATACTTTGGAGGCTTAGCTTATAATACCCATCCCTCCAAAGTGTACTACTAGCATCATACCACAGTACCTCTCCACTGGATAAGCTAGAGAAAGTTACATCGGTATGCTCAGCTATAGTTTGCTGCAGGCTGCTGCTCAAACTTGAGGGGGCAACATTTTCCCATTTTTGAGTAGTGCTATTATATTGTAATAAATCATCGTTTGCGGGGCCTGAGCTGAAATTTACATTAGCCATGTTTTGTAGTACAAACTGAGTGGGCTCATACCCAGATGCGCCTGTCTTCATCCAGATATCATTTATTTGCGGCGTTGAGCCAATTGCATTACTTAAGTCTTCAAATGCTAAACTAAAAGTTGATGAAGCATTTTGGGGCTGCCATTCTGTACCGCTCCACCCAAGAACTTGATTAGTTGAAGGAGCAGCATTAGATACGTTTGTTAAATCCTCTAAGGCTAAACTAAAAGTTGATGAAGCATTTTGGGGCTGCCATTCTGTACCGCTCCACCCAAGAACTTGATTAGTTGCAGGAGTAGCATTAGATACGTCTGTTAAGTCCCCTAAAGCTAAACTTACAAAAGTTGCTACGCCATTACTATCTACTGACAGTAGTTGTCCTGCGGTCCCCCCGTTAATTGTTAAATGGGAGGCGTCTATATCTAGTACTAGGTCACTTCCGTCCCAAGTTATCTTCTCTTCCGCCGGGTCGCCTATTGCAACTTTGTAAGCATCAGGCTGATAACCTAACCAGAAACCTATACCTACGTCCCAGTCAGTCTTTCCGCCTTTTATGCTACCAGCGTTATTGAAGGTTATACCGCCGCCTAATTGATCTACAACGACTCCGGCATTTAGCCCTAAGTCTGTGGCATCAGCGGGGCTCAAAGAAGTAGAAGTATCTTGATCAGAGGTACCTTCTATATAGAACTCAAATTTTATATCAGTTGTAGTTGTCATTATGTAGGTCTCGAAATATCAGCTGCAATAGCATCATTATTTATATCGGGTCTAAAAACAGGAACATATAAATTAGTTAAAGTTTTGGTCGCTGTAAACGTCCTGTCTATAGTAAGTTGTGTATCTGACATTACATTTGTGACTATTGCAGCGTCTCCTAGTGTATTTTCGGGCAAAGTAGTTAAGTTTGCTAAACTAATAACATCTCCTACTTGAACTTCTGAACTAAAAGCTGTTCCTGTTCCGATTAACTTATTTGTATCACGTGTCACATATGCTGAAGTTACTGTAAGGGCTGTCCATGCGTTAGGCATGGTATCATTAGCATCTCTCCAAAAAGCGGGGCCATCTCCATTTGCCTTAGTATCCCATTCTCCTAAGAATAATTTAGGCACACTATAGTCAAATATAACATACAACTCTCGTGAATCATCATCTACAACACTTGATAGGTCTACTTTGCCGTTTGGGGCTTCAGTTGTAATGACTTTAAAGCTATCAGGAGCCTCTCTTTGCGCAATTTGAACAGGATAATTTTTAAATCTAAAAACTTCTTCCCCATACGCGCCCTCAGACCTATTAGATGTAATTTTATAAAATTTATGAACTTCTCCTGCAGTCGCTCCGTGTCTAGGGCCATTAGCTACAAAAGTACTCGCTTTATACTCATATACTTTATTTGTGGCAGGATCCTCTGCCCTGACCACAGTAGTTGAGAGAGCTGCTGCAGGTACATTTTGGGCTGCAATAGCATTCTCGCCCCCATTAGGAAGCCCTGTAGTAGCATTAGTAGATGTCTGCAGAAGATTGCCTGTAGTATTCCAATGATAGTATGCATACTCCGGAGATGTATTATTTTTCTGATAAACTTCTACGACAAAATAAGGAGAGCTTATACTATACTTTTCATTTGTAGTATCTGATATATCTCGCACTATCTCCGCTTCTTTGGAGGCTGTAATCCACTTTTTGATCCCATGGACATTATCAGGATTTTCTGTTCCGACACTAGGACTTGTTGCGGAGTACTCGGTCTCTGCCCACTCTGAAACGGCTCCCTTTGGGGACATTGTTCGTACTTTAAAAGAATATTTATTAGCAATTATTCCTGTAAACTCTTTATGTGTTTCGGTTTGTGTAAACATTCCAATATCATCAATATTTGTTAGAATTTGAAATGCCGCGACAAAATTAGTCTCTGGAGGAGTAAATGTAAGAAGTAAGCTGGTATCTGGAAAAGCTGTGGGGCCCGAAGGAGCTACAAGTAAGTTTGTAGGTGGAGGTATTTCGTCAGGCTCTTGTTCAGGCGCGTCAGAATTTGTAGGCACATTACCTAAATCATACTGCCCTTCAACGGCTGTAAATTTCTCGTTATAGTGCTCTGCCGCAGTAATAGAGTATATATTCTTTTCTGCCTTGTCTATATTTAGCACTTTATAGTCTTTAGCGCTACCAGCACCTCCTATCTCTTTTATAGTCCAAACGGCTCCCGCAGTGGGAATAGTAGTAAAAGTATTAGAGCCAACTAAACTAACTGTTGTGACAGAACCTGAAGTTTGAGTAATTTGATGACCTTCTGCAGTAATATAAGGCTTCCACTCTACAGAAAGGGGTTCGCCGTTAGCAGCAAAAGCATTAGATGCTAAGGATTCTTCGTCTAGACTCAATAAGGTTAGAGTATCTCGAACTCCGTTAGCGTTTGTATCCATGTAAATATACGCCTCAGGCAGTAAATCCCCTCTACTATAAGTGACTCCATTTATAGCTATATCAACAGATCCAGTATAAATTGCCCCAGGAGCTGTAGATACGACAAAAATCTTATAAGTGCCCCCTGTTAGTGTTATAGATCTGTCAAGAGTAACAGAGCTGTTTGTGGAGCTTTGAATTCTACCCCCAAACTGTACCCCCCTTCTATCTGAGTCTTGTACACTTATTATATCTCCTGGGCGTACGTAGCTCCCTTCTAATGAAGTATTAAAATATACTATTTCTTTTTGATTTTGTGCCGTCCAAAGTTTCCATTTTCCATAACGAATTGCTTGAGACTCAGACGTACAGCCGTATGCTACGCACTCCTCTGTAATAACTTTGTTCTGTTTTACTATATCTGCGCTATCCTCTACAATAAGAGGACTAAGCTCGTAGTCAATTGTAGGGTCATTCCAGTTTACAACTATTTGATTTGGCCTATTTTTTACAGAAGAGCTTTCATAAGTAAAGCTACCGTCTATAACATTTGCCTTTGCAAAAACCGCTACAGGCTCTTGAGGAGTGTCTTGAACAACAGTAAGCTGACCATCCATCCAATATAGCATAGAAGTAAAAGCACTACACATGTCTTTTAAAACTTTATAAACAGGCAAAGATTTAGTTAAAAGAATATTCATACTAAATCTAGGTTCCAACCGGCTCATTTCTCCTGTTCCTGTTGAAGGCACAGCTTTTAAACGAAATACTCCAGTTACTCCATAAGTTACTCCTGAGGTTCCTGCAACCTCATTCCAGTCCGTGCTTCCAAGAGAGACAATTTTATAGAACTCTCCTCTCTTTCCAAAAGTAGCAGGTATAGTATCATTACTATCTACCAATTCGTCACAAAATTTAGAGATACGATAAAGAGCATACTTGTCTATATCGGATTCTTTAATCCACTTTCCCGCCCCGTATCTATTGTTTGTAACAATATCATAAAAAATCCATGCAGGGTTGTCTGTATAACAAAGGTCACTCTTAAAAGTTCCATCCCAAAAATTACCATAGACAGCCCTTCCTAGAGGAGCAGAGTCTCTAGGGGTATATGCACTGGGTATTTTAACAAGCTTTCCCTTAATATCATAACTTCTTTTGGGCGGATCTTTAAAGCTACGAGAGGAAAAAGTAGAGTTAACAATAGCAGAATAAGGATAACTAAATTTATCCTCGTTAATTGCTTGTAAATTGTCTACTTGCGATTTAAGTAAAACAGTATATCTTTGTTTATTTGTATTAAATCTATTAGTATCTATACCTCCCATTGAAACTACAGGTAGGCCAATGTGTCGAGTAACTCTTATTATTTTTATTCTGAAATTTGTAAAGTTTAAGCTTCTATACACCTCTAAGTCAACTTGATGTTGAAAATTTAGAGCAGATTGTTTTTTACCCTTATGTTTTACAAGGCCTCCAAAAGGCTCAACAGGATTTTGCCAAGTTGTTCCACCATTAATTTGAAATTCTATTTTTATGTCATAAAAAGCGTAGTTTGTGTGCCGATCCCCTTTTTCTTGGTCTTGACTAAATATTCCTTGAGGGTAGGTAATGTCAAATTTAACTTTGTCTGCTTCTCCAATCTTAGCAGCAGTATCTAGTCCAAAGTCAGAACTGTTAAGTATAGTAGGGGACGAATTTGTATCACTAAAATCAGGAGTACCTGGGTAATCTCCATTATCAGAAATATTAGGCATGCCATTAGTATCAAATAAAGTTACACCATTTGCTGCGGCATTGGCAGGATTAAGTATCTTTAATGTCGGTAAGTTAACTCCGCTAGTAGAGCCTTGTACTACGACAGCTCCTCCTACTCCACCAACATCTCGTATAGGTTCTTGATCTAGCCATCCTGTATTTTCTTGAACATATAGATTATCAATTTTCCCTGTTACTGCATCAGGATTAAAGGTGCTTGAGCCTGTGCTACCTTCACTAGCATTAAAATACCCTGACTCACCTAAATAAAAGCCATAAGTGCCATTAAAAGACTGAGGGCTCCCTGATATATCAGTACTAGAAACAGTAATCGTGTTCGCAGAAGGGTTTATATCTGTAACAGTCGCAACATGCACAACTTTTATGGAGCCGGGCTTGCCCGGGGCGGCCTCATTATCAACGTCAAGGATAGGACCCCCCATGCCCCATATAAAAACACCAGTAGTCGGACTAACTACGAAAAACGATCCGAGAATTACTGTGCTCTCTAGTACCAGAACGGTTTCTCGCATTCCGATTACGGTCGCATGGTCAGCTGCAGAAAACCCTGTGCCTGATACAAGGATACTATAATAAGAGGTACTCGTACTTAAAGTGCCTAAAGTAACATAAAGCGGTGTAGGATCAATTAATCGAAGCTTACGAGGAGAGCTTGCACTATTAGTTAAGTTGTCGGGTATAAAAGTATTATTATCTACAGTTCCTACTACTCCATTAGAAAAAGTAATAGTTCCGGACTCATCGCTACCTTCTTCGTTTCTGCTCGGAGCAAAAGATTTTAGCCTTGCTTGTAACGCGGGATTATTATCTAAGTAGAGAGAAGCCGCCCCGTCTACCAGTCCATGTATAGGCCCTTCACATAAAAGATCTGTAGCAGATATATTTTGACCAATTGAGCCTGAATATGCATCAGACGAGGGTTCCTTGCTCTGGTCACGCATGGCCTGCATTACATCTTTGATCAGGCCCATCAGCCGGTCCCGTTGGAAGCGGCGGCCGCTTTCCTCGCACTGAGTACTGATGCTCTATTGGTATTATTTCCTGTCGAGCTTGCAATAAAACCATCTTCATTACGAATTTCAAAACTTATTGGGCGACCTGGAATGCGTAGTCTTCCGTAACATACAGGAATAGGATCGTCAGCGCTAATATTCTGCTCTGCTCCCGAAAATAGATGAGAAACATCATCATTTGCATCTGTCGATGGGTCTTCTGATAAAAGTTCGTACATACCCATTGAAAATAGATATTGACCTGCCAAAAATGCGAGACTCCCTAATAGTACCTTTCCCCCTGCTAGAAGCAACCCTCCTCCTATAAGAGTAAGAGCCAGCCCTGCTAGAGCTTTAAGAGCGGACTTAAGGAAAGCTCCAGCAGGAACAGGACTAATCACCATGTCCCCTACAGGGTACTGTAAAAGCAATTCTTCTGGATTACTTAACTCTTCCTTATTTATTTTCCAAATAAAATAAATTTCTTTTTCATAGCAGTCTGCTAAGTATTGTCTGAAATCTTCAAAGTTTGCTTGCAAACAGAGAAGAACATCTTTAAAAGAGTCAGCTTCAATTTGTCTTTGAAATCCAAATTTTTCTCCGAGCTCTCCCTCTAAGTGTACTGTTCGTAGCATTTTAAACCTCCTTAGGGTCTACTATGTTTAACGACATATCTGGGTATGTAAAAATATAATACGGTAAATTTAGTACTTTGCAATTATTTAAATCTGTTTCTGAAGGTGTATTTGGTGCATCTACATGATCGTGTACGATTGCTTTAATTTTATACTTCATTACTAAACTTATATATTCTTCTGGACAAAATTTAAAACTGTAATTATCCTCTGCAATATTTTTACAGGGAATGAATTTATCTCCTTCGATAATTACACCACAGCCTTCTCGTGGGTACTCTTCTTCGAAGTGCTTATATATTTCATCTATCATTTAAATTTCTTTGATCCAGGAAATCCGCCAAAAGGCAAAGACCTACTACTGTCAAACTGAGTTGCATCTGAGACAATTGTGCCCGCCTGACCGGAAGTAAAAGTGTTAACTATGCTGTGAAATCTCATTTTACAAGATCTAATTCTTTTACCGCATACGTCGAGTCTTTTCCAATAATACGAATTTGTTTCAGGATCTTTCCCTTGGGGAACTGCTATAATTGCTTCATAAATTCTCCAACCTCCTGCAGCTCCTGAAAATATTTTTTTTACTTTATCTCCAGCTGAATACCCTGAGTATTGTGTGCCCCAAGTTGGAATATAGAAAGAGCCAGTAGTAGCATTTATATTTGCTGTAATAAGTCTATCGTCTTCATCAAAAAATATTTCAAGCGAATTTGCAGGAACAGTACAGCCCCCTCTCTTGTATAAGGCTCCTTGGTATTCCCAGGAACAATACTTACCTACAGCTCTTCTATTGGGCAGCATTACGTTATCTAAATCTGCTGGAGTTGCTAACTCGAATTGAATAGAGGTACTTTCTTCTCTGGAAATTCTGTCCAAGGTGTAAGTATAAGAAGGATATTCAATGGGAAAAGAAGGAGCTCCTGAGCTATCAAGTGTATGTTTTAACAAAGTACTTCTATAGGTCAAAGTACCCCCTAAAAAGTCCTCTGCGCTGCCCATACCTTCATCTGTAAAAATTTGCTCAAGATTTGTTTCATCATCTGTACCATCCGTATTATTTGCGAGCGTTCTACTTAATACGGGAATATTTGCCATTGCTAAAGTGGGCCTGTTTGAGCCCCCTCCAGCTTTTGTTTCTATTCCATCTATAGTAATGGGAAACGCTATGTACTCATTTAGGGAAGTACCGTCTTTAGATGAAAAGTATATATTTTTACCTGTGCCCGAATCAAAGTTTAAACCATCATGGAAAAATAAAGTTGTAGAACGAGGCTCTGGCAATTTTAACTCAAAAAGATAAACTAGTGCATCTCCCGTTTCTTGTACTTGACTAGTTTTAATAATTTCGCTTGGAGACTCCGAAACAACCCCAGATACTGTTATACTTGTACTCTCGATGCCATTAGCATCATAAAAAGAAAATCCTCTAATCCACGTTATTTCATTTTCAACAGAGTCACCAGTAATATGGTACGTTCCATTGAGCAACACAATTCTATAAGTGCTTGCTACAGAGATTGTCGTGCCGACTCCAACGCCGTTAAGACCATACCAAACCCCATTGGTTACATCAAGTAAATATGCTCTAAATCCCCCTGTGCCATCAGGAGAGAAACTATCAATTTCTACTTTTTCCCCTACCGCTAGATTAAAGCTCTCACTATAATTTATTTGATTTATTACTCGTCGAGCGCCAAATTGAGTGTAGTAGGGAGTAATTGTTACACCCGCGTAAAGCCTTAATGCAGGCTCGCCCGTAACGGGGTCAGTCTGTATAGTAGAGGAAGACTGGCTTGCAGTTATCTGAGTGGTAGTACTAGCGAAAGGTAAAGTTGCTCCAAAAAGAGTACTGTATGTATTATAGTAAGTTGAAGAGTTTCTAGTCCAGTCAGTAAATCCCGCTGTAGCAGTGGTATATTGAACAGTACTATCCGCAGTACCAACGCTAAAGTCTGATTGATCAATATTTGGCCCATCGTTTTTTAATTTAAACGAGAACGCAGAATTTAAAGTGCTAGAGCTAAAATCCGCTGTAAATACTGCGGTTCCAGAGGCAACGCTAGAGGGAGAAACTGTGCAATTTGTAGGTGTTCCGTCTAGTGTAATAGGATGCCCACCCCTAGAAAAAGTTGCTTCTAGGGTGTCATCTACAGTTACGTTATTACTTGGAGAGTTATCCCCCGCTAAGGTTATTCTTTTTGTGCTCATGGCTCATATACTCTTCGTAGGTTTGCTGTTATAGAATGAAAATTTTCAGAAATATAAGTAATATTATAGTCCTCACAAACTACTTTTTGAGCTGTATTTCCCGCTTTATCTGCCACAGTAAAGGTAAATGCTTTTCCAGTGTTTTCATTAAAAAACTTTTCAATATTATAAATATCTGCTGCTGCCCTATTATTAAAAGTAATCATAAAAGTCTGGTCTTTTGCATTTACTCCGTCTGCAACTCTTTGTTCGTACCCATCGCCAAATCTAGCTACAAGGACTCTAGGTACAGTATTTCTTGAGAGTCCCCTATCCGCTGTAACTACTTGGTCAGAGCCCCCTGTAATTGCTGCCGGAATTGTGAATTGAAATTGAGCTGACATTATCGTGCTCCATACGGACTAAGTAGTCCGCCCGGGCGCTTCTGTGATTGTATCTCTCGCTGCACGGCGGCGGCAATTGCTCTTCCCATTTCTCTAGATTCTCCTTCGCTTGTTGTTTCTGCGCTTCCATCATTATTAACATTGACATTTACGCTTACGTTATTTGTTTGAGCACCCCCGCCTGCGAGCTCAACAGGTATTGAACGACCATTTGGAAGAGGTACTACAGCTTCGGTACCATGAAGCATTGCCATATAGCCTGCATCTGAGCCCCTAGCGATTCCTCCTATCTCGTAGCCTTTATCTGCAATACCACCGTATCGCAGGCCCTTAGAATCTATAATTCCGCCGTATCTGACAGGAGCGACGGCACCGCCAGCAGCGGCCCCAATCGATCCGCCAGCAGCGCCGGGGAGAGGTCCAAGTGCTGGAACTCCTAAAAACCCTCCAATCATATTCATAGTAGACATAATCATTTGCTGAACTAGTAACCGAGCAATAATTCTAGAGATATCTTGCAGCATTGACTCGGCTAACTGCTTAAACGCTTCTTTTCCGCTCATCGAGCCGTCTATAATTGCTGCAAAAGCATTAGTAAAGTTTTCTTCCATTGACATTGCAGAGTCTTCTACAGCCTCTTGTAATCGGCTTGTTAATTGTATTTGTGATTCGAGCATAAACTTCTTATGCTCTAACTGCTCTAGTTCGTCTTCTTGTGAAGCTGCCGCTGCTTGTTGTGCTAAGTTTTCTGTGTTAGTTAATTCGGTTTTTAGATTTCCTATTGCTGCACTTTCTCCCTCAGATATCGAATTGTTTGCCGAACCTTCGGCTTGTGCTACGCTAAGTCTATGTCGAAGTAATGCATACTCGGCTTGAATTGCTTGTTTAGCAACTCTGCCTCGATCTAAAATTAACTGCTTTTCGCTATCATAGCGCTTATTAAATGAGGCTAGCTCCATTTTAGCACGACGATTATCTTGATCAATATAGTAAAAAGGATTCCTAAGGCGCTCTTCGGTCTCAACCCTATCCATCATGCGGTCGTCTGAAGCTTTTTCAAGGTCTAATAATTTTTGTCTAAGGTCAACTTGCTTTTTTGCTTCATCTACTATCTGCTTTTGATACCCTAGTTCTTTTTCTTTTTGCTTCATAGCGTCGACATTTTGAGAATTTTGTACCATGAATTGCTTGGCTCTATCTTCCATTTGACGCCGATTAATCTCCTTCTCTCTTTCTAGCGTTTCAGATGCCTGTAGTATGCCTTTTTGTTCCCGACTTCCTTCGAAATTGGGATTGTCTGCAGCAAGTGCTTCTTTTGCTTTTAATGCCGTAATATCTGCTTCTATATTTCGTCGTTCCTCAACAAGTGCCAGCATATCATTATGATATTGTATTTGAGCTTTTTTCTCCGCAGATTCATCTCCTACTAGGCGTATAATATTTTCCTGTGTATCTAGAGAAAAATTTCTCTTGTCGCGCTCTATATCTGCGAGTGTTTCCAGAAAACCAATTTGTGCATTTAATGCATCCCTGTCCGCTACCATACCAGCATATGCACCATCACCTTTTTCGCCGCCGGTTGAGCGGAATTGTTCAATTTTAGTATTTAAACCATCTCTAGCAAGAACCAATTGATCTAGCATTGTTTCTTCTTTTGATAATTTTGCTGCTTCAGCTATATAAGCTTTTAGCGATTTTGCTGCATCTAACTGATTTTTGTCTATAGCGGCAAAAGAGTTGCTTAACTTAATCGCATCATTTTCTGTTTTCACCATGTTATTTATTTGTTCTCTGGTGATCGGCCCCTCACTATTCAGTAATTCATTTACTTGTTCTAATAAAGTATCGAAAGTGTCAGTTGTAAGACCAGTTGCCTCCTTCATAGCTGTAATAGTGGCTGATATTTGCTGTAGTCTTGTTATTCCGTCCTCTGATATCTGTATTTTACCTAATCTTTCTTGGGAGTCCCCTCCTGAAACTTCATCAGGAATCATACCGGATCTTCTTGCATTATCAAGTATATCAGGTAGATACTCCTCAACGGCAATATAAGATAGGGCCGTACTTATTGCAAAACCAAGTCCGGCACCTAAAACAGTACCGATCCCAGGTAATATAGCTGTTCCTATTAAACCTCCTAAAGAGGTCGCAGCTGATGAAACTACACGGGAAACTCCTGCTTTTGCTACTGCCGCCGCAATGGGTTTAGCTAATATTTTCTTTCCATTTTCTACGATGGCTTTACCTACAGGTTGAAGTACGTTTTTTCCGGTTTTTGCGATGGCTGTACCGGCCTTAGAAAAGACATACCCTCCTATCCCGGCGGCTACTAGTTTAGCCGTGCCCTCGAAGTCCTGTTCAACAGCACTTGCGTCCATACTGATGTCTTTGCCTGCACCTATTCCTTCTAGCATTTTTCGGGTTCCGCCGTCCCCAAGAGCACCTAAAAAGTTTGCAAGATTTCCAAAAACTTTTGCACCATCGTCTTGTGCAAGCCTTTTTTGAACATCTGCGAATTTTTCAAATTCATCATTTAGATCTGCTAGTCGGTCTCTAAACTTTTCTGCATCTTGTGCTTGCTTTTCAAAAAGTTTTTCTTCGTCAGTCAAAGGAGCTTTATTAAACTCTTGATACATTTCATAACCTGTAAATGCTAGGGCTCCATAAGATACTAGACTCAGCAATCTTGAAAAAGAAGCGGCTAATCCTGCAGCTATAGTTTTTACAGCGGCTCCAATGCCTGCAAAAAGAGCTTTAGTTCTTAAAGCAAAAACTTGAGTTTTACCTAGGGACTTATCCATTTCCAAGTTCATATTCATGAACGCTTCGTCCATTTCACGAACCATATGAACTTTCATTCCTGTAAATTCGCCCTTTGTAACAATTCCAAGTCTATTAACATTCTTTTCAGCGAGGGCTACTTGGGCTTGAAATCTAGCAGCCTCTGCCCCTGATAAGTCTCTTCCTGCGGCAAAGGACTTTAAAATGCCTGATTTTGCTCCAGAGGCTAAACCTGCGCTGCCTAGACCTTGCAAATCTTTTTTAAATTCTTTAGTTGTCTTACGAGCTAGATTTGCATCATCACGAACGCCCTCATAGAATGCTCGTTGTTTTACTGCAGCATCTTTGGCGGCATCTGCAATTCCTTTAAAACTAAACCCAAGGGCTCTTAAAGGGCCAGAAAGAAGAACTCCCAAAGACGCAATAGCAAGAGCAGGAGTATCTTGAAGAACCTTAGCTAAAGGCCCTGCCACCATATCAACAACACCTTTAACACTCATGATTATATCATCAAAAGCTTTTCCTAACTGTGCGTATTGATTGGGACTTCTACCTACAATATCAAGTATATCGCTGTACTTTTTCTCTGATTCGGTTAAAACAAAGTTTGCAACTGCTTGTTGTCGTTCAAAAGTGTTTAAGTCTTTACCGGCTTTTCCTAGTGCGAGCCCATAGTCAGTGGTTGCATCTTCTAGTCTGAGAATAATGCCTAATTCATCTAGTAGTTCGGGCTCTGCTTTTGTAACACCGCGAACTAAACGATTAAAAGAATCTGTAACATCTCTTCCGAGAACTTGAGATGCGTCTGCAGCTGCTTTACCTAAACGCTCCATTTGATTTGTAGTTAATCCTGCGGCAGTACCAATAGCTGCAGCTTGTGCCGCGTCTTTAAAAGCAATTTGACTATTTGTAGCTTCGATTATATCATTTGTAAGAGTTTTAAGAGCCACACCCGTAGCAGAAGCATACGCAACTTGACCTGCTTGTAGTGATTTTAACTCACCAGCAGACTTTAAGAAATTAAATGCAGCAGATACCGCAAACAAAGAAGCGGCGAGAGAAGCATAGGCACCAACAAGTCCTCCCATGCCTTGAGACATTTTTGAAAAATTCTTCGAAGCATTTGAAGAAGCATTAGCAGTGCCCTTTATGTTACGGTCTGCTTCACGAGAAGATTTAGACACATTACCCATGCCCTCATCAATGCCCCCAAGCTGCTGTCGCAGCTTTTTGGCAGACACTGTTGCTTTTTGCATCTTACCATTGACTTCAATATCAATCTGTATTTTTTTAGCCATCAGCCCTTTACATTATAGGTGTAGTTTTTACCACCGCTTTTTTTACGCTCTGATCGTTTACGTTCTGCGTCTGCTTTATTTGCTCGATGCTCTATTATATGTCTTTCGTAAGACTTCATAAAGTAAAGAACTGTAGGTTTATCTTCAATTTGGTAGGTATCAAAATAAAAATCTATACCCTCCCATACTTTGCCCATATATGTTCCGCTCATTCCTTCCCATCTATCTGGTAATAAGCTGAGCATAAAAAATGCCACTTGAACCTCTGGAGGAAACTCCGAGGGCTCGAGCGGCATTTTGGTAGGATCGGGTTCTTGGCCCAATTGTTCACATACAAGCAGATACTTTTCTACATTAAAATTTGTATCACTCTCTTGTACAAAGCGTTTAAGTAGAGAGTCTATTTCCTCTACTTGCTCCCAGTAAAATTTTCAAGGTCGCCCACAGCCTCCGTAACCCAACTATCAAATACATTGGAGTTTTTCATTAGAAGCTCGGCATTCTCTTGAGTATATGGAAGTTCATCATTAGGATCCAGGTTTGAAACATCTACCAAAAGAAGCTCTTCTAGGTAACGAAATTTAATCCCTGACCACCCTCTAATTACTGCTCTACAATACTCTACGATAAATTTATCTTCGTCCAGCTCTTCTTCGGGCTGACGTGTTTTACGATTGAATTTAGTACTAAGACAGCGTTTACGTAGTTTAACTAGTTCCTCTCTTCCTAGATAACATAGCTCGATGGCCATTCCGGCATATCCTGGAAAATCTACACTAACGGTCTTGCTTGGCGTCAAAAGACTTGACAAAGAAATAGGGGTATCGCTCATTTTGTATCCTTTTTTAAAAAGTAAAATTTATATTTTGTAATTATAGGCGAAGGGAGCTGAAAAGTCAAGAACTTTTTTTCACACCATAAAGAAAAACCCACCGAAGTGGGTTTTTAACGAAAAGAAGTTAGTTTTAGGGAGCAACACCTTTGTAGGTAATTTTAAGTTCGTCTGCATTCGTGATAGTAGAAGGCAGAGCATGAAAGCTAGTCTCCAAAGAAATAACGTCTTCAATTTGGTGGGTAGGAATATCAATATGAGCACTTGGAAATTCAAAAGCTAGGCCTACATCTGAAGCGGCGGTAATACCCCCAACGGTAAACTTAAGATTAAACTTGTTACGCGTTGTGCCTGTAGCAGTTGAAAGATCCTTAAAGAATCGTGCACTACGATTATCTGTGCCGGTATTATCATCATTCAAGTAACAGGTAAATGACCCCGTAATATTTCGAGTGCCAGTTACGTGACCAATTGGTGTATTTACTCGGCAAAGCTCTTCCGGAGTCAAGAATGTAATATTATTCTCAAGATTAATACTGCCTCCAGTAAGAATGAGGTTATAGGATGCTAAGAAGTCTGCTGAAGAGTCCCCGTCTTGGTCCAAGTCCCCTGCTTCCCCAAAAACTTGGTCAACGTCAGCATCAGGCTGTATAGTCAAAGATGCAATACGATTACGCAAGAAATTATTTGTAGCATTTACACCCACACGGCCAAGGGTGCCGGTTGAGTTGGTATTGAAGTCAATTGCTGAACTAGCATCGACTTGACTTACTGTTGCTCCAAAACCTGACCAGTTAATGGTAGTAATACCATCAATGTCAAAGTCAACGCCCGCAGTATTCACAACACAACCTGCAACTTTGTAAATTGTTTGCCCAGCGGCCTCACTGTAGGCTGACTCGTCAGCCCCGGGAGCACATCCTCCTAGTACAAAATACAGGTCAAAAGTGCCAAGCTCAGTACGGTCTGAGTCATTTGCATCAAGTACAAGAGTACTTCCTGCAGTTGTGCCTCGAGCGTTTACAACTACGTTTGTGTTAGAGTCTTGATCCCACTCTTTATTTGTAGCATCCCAAGTTTTTGCCCCAAGGAAGAAAGCCCAAAGAACCTCTTCCACAGCAGTTTGAGCAGCGGTGTCAAATACTGGGCGAGCATAAGTAGAAAAGGACCACTCTGCCGGCTCTAGAGCATTTGTGAACATTGCACGTCCACGATTTGAATTTCCAGAAGCATCTTGCATTTCATTTAAAGTTACTTCGGTTGTGGCCGTAGACTGCGAGAAAGAATACCCGTCCAGTACCGGAATCTTCCAATAGACCGCAGTTGACCCCGCAGGTGCAATATACACATGGGTATCACGGCTTAGTTGAATAGTTGCTGCCATAGCATTTCTCCTAAAGATTGAAAGGACAAGGACGTGAACTTTTGTTCGTGCCTGTCGTTTCTAGTAATGAACCTGAACGAGTACTTCGGCGACTCCGAACGGTTCAAGAACTCCTTCATCAGTATTAATACTGATAATAATTATATCATGAGTTGACTGTGTTCTGCCTTGCCTATCAACATATGTTAGTTTTCCGTTCTTTTCGATGACAGTCTCGACGTCTTCTAATAACTCGTCGAGGGCCAAAGATGCGTCGGTTTCCTTTACATAGCATCTGAGCGTAATATTTAAGAAGCGATCCTTGTACCCACCGCCTTGGTATTGCCGAGTCTCTGATCCTGAGTTCAGATGGATCGCTGGAAATTGATCTACTTCGTCCCAAAACTTTAAACGAGGATGAACATTGTTGTACACATCTGTTAAAAAGTCTCCAGTTTCATTTATTTCTTTTAACTTTTCTACCAAAGCGGCTACAATTGCTGATCTTCTACCAGTGTAGAATCTATGATCAATGGACATTACTCTCTCCTAGTGTAGAATCTGCCTATTGCAAATTGAGCTGCTATCTCTCGTATAGATTGATCTATAAGAATTCGTGGGTCGTACTGAGGGTCAAACGGATCTCCTTTTTCAAATACTTGATACGGATCTTTTTGATAAGTATATCCTATACTTGGAAATCCCTGTGGTGTAGCTACCATATCTGTAAGTCTTACTGAATCTGCGAATCGTCCTGTTTGATTTGTAAGTCTTGGAGGCCCCATATTCTTTTCCAAAGTTCTTGGAAGTTGTTTATTTATTAACCCAATCAAGTGTAAAGGTAGAGAAGCTGCAGATTGTTGGTTGCTTTGTACCGGTGCTTTTGGTCGTATTTTTCGTCTTCTCTTTATCTTTAACTCTGCTCCTTTGTCTTTCTTCGTAGACCTTTTAGACATAGAGCTTTTCTTTACTTTTCTTTTAGGATCTATCAAATTAAAATACTGGTCACCTATTCGATCTCCTACTGTTGGTGATCCGCTTATATCTAAAATATCTACGGCATTCCAGAACTGAGCATTTGATACTTCTATATCTTCGATTATCTGCTTAAAAATTTCTCCCGCTAATGCGGCTAGTGACCCAGTGGCTTGATTAAATTCTCTATTTTCATACTCGAAAGTTATATTTGCTAATCTACCGCCTTGTTTTCCTCCGGTAAGAATATTAATATCTGATCGTATTGCTCCTTTTACAGTAAAGCCTTCCTCGGCCATTGACTCTAATCGATCCAATACTTCATCTAGGCTTAGTTCATCGTCTTCAGTTAAGCCATCTATAGTTTTAACTACTGCGAATAACTTTACTAAAGCGCTTCGTCTAGGGTCATCAGTTTCCATGTTATCTATGACCATTGCAAGAGACGCCCGAAGAACTGAAATATTTTTATGCCCTAATTCTTGTCCTTCAGTAAGCTCTGGAAAAAGCCTTTTCATCATGTAATTTTGTTGACGAAAATTTGCCATTCCCCCAACACTTTCATTTCGTCTACCCTCTACTGCAGCTACAGTTCTGAGTGCAGAGCGAGCAGTAAAACTTTTATCTTCAAATTCAAATTTATACTCCCCTTTACGAGCCGCGTCTTTTGCTGCTCGTGAAAATTCTCCAAATCTCTCTATGTATTCTTTTTGTAGTAGTAACTTCTGTCTTATTTCTTTATTTTTATCTATTGCTCTTCGCCATGTTTTTGCGCTGACATATGTTTTTTCAGCGATCATCTTTTCTAAGATTTTATCAAATGATAATGTAGGCATTAGAAGTTTTTATACATATCCAGGACTCTTTTAATATGATCGGGGAATCCTTTACCTTCTCCAGAAGGGGCATTTTCCATAGTTGCTCCAGAGAGAGTTTTTCTACCTTTGTGCTCGTCTTTAAAGTAGTAGTTAATTAAATCAATTACTGCTATCTGAAGATCCGCAGGAGTTGATGCATACCCCGCAGTATATGTAATCTTTACTGCTCCGGCCCCTTTTGGCCAGTTTTTATAACCAGACCCCGCTACATATAGCACACTATCCGTGGATGTATCCAGATAATAATCTGTAGTTGTCACGGCAGTGTAGCTTTCTGCAACAGAGTCTCTTTTCTCTACAGAAATAATCGTATTTACAGGACTTTCTGTTAGCTGTACAATATGAGTATTCCAGTTAATATTAAACTCCTCTACTTTGTTAGTGGAGTAGTGGTCAACCAAAGAATTTCCACAGTAGTTTTTTACTAATTCACTCACAGAATCAATAATACGCTGAAGCTTAAAGTCATCCCGCGGATTTTGAATTTGCTCCGCGTCTTTAAATTGCTGTAAAGTAATTAAATTAGCCATAAGTGTATTAGTAAAAAACTTGGGGAGGCGAACCTCCCCAGTCTATAGAACGAGCTGTTACGCTATATAATCGAGCTTGATTGCGGGCTCTGCACCTGTTGCACCAGCAAAGAGCTCTTGGAACCCAAGAGACTGAGATGCAACAATCACACGACGCTGATTCATAACTTCATAGTCCTGCTCAACGGATACACCGCGGAGTCGAGGAATTACGTAGTTACGAGTGTTAACTGCGAATGCTGCAGGAGCACCAGCTGCCTTAGCAGGCATTTCTTCAGATACAATAACGGGAGTACCGAATACCGCACCGAGAACACCGACAATACGAGTAGCAAGATCGTTACCAACCTCATCCAAAGTCTGGAACTTAGGATCTTCGAGGAGAGAGTAGTAGCACTCTTGACTAACAATGTATGCCATTTCAGAAGGATTGATACCATACTTACCCATCAGACCACGAGCTGCAAGCAGCTTGTCTGCGGAAAGCTCTGAAAGAGCAACACCAGCTGCGATATCAGAGATATCGAGAGATGCGCCAGCAGCAGCTACACCATCAAGGCCAGTTACTGAACCAGCACCGTTGAGAACTGCATCTTCAACAGCTCGACCGTGTGCACGTGCAACACCTTCTACAAGCATCGGCATGAGGTTAACAAGAACTTGCTCGTCGACGTCATTATCCATGAATGTGCTTGAAACCAGACGGTATGCATTCAGAGTAACTTCTTTTGCATTGTACTGATTTGCGGTGACTTGGGGACGGTTCTCCAAGTTACCTGAAGTTGCGTTAATAGCAAAAGCTGCCTTACCGGTATCTGTTTGCAGAGGCAGTACAGTAGCGCCACTGGTTACAGGAATCTCACGGAAAAGGCGAGCTACTTTCAGCTCACGCATAATTTCTTTCTCAATAGCAGTAGAGACAGAGGTATCAATGCTTCCAGCATTAGTAGCATAGTTAATACCAAGCTTCTCTTGCACATCACGAGCATAGTCAGTATCCCAACCCTTGCGAGTCATGACACCCAGCATGTGAGCTGTTACCAACTCATCAGTGTGCTTCTCGAGATCTGAAGGAGTAGCGCGATCAGAGAATACACGCTTTGACTCACGCATTTTAGTGAGTTCTTCGCTCTTCTCTTCGAGTTCCGTCTTATACTTAGCAAGAGTCTTTTCAAAGTCTGCATTGCGCTTTGTAAGGTCTTCTTGCAGGTCTGCAACAAGCTTTTCAGTTCCTGACTCAATGCCAGTACGAATAGCTGATGAAACCTGTTTTTCTTGTTGAGCTTGTTGCTCAGCTTCTGCTTGAATTTTCTCAGCAGCTTCTTGCGCTGCCTTCTCTTCGGCAGCTTTTTGCTCGGCTTGCTTCATTGCAATCTTAGCAGCAGTCTCTTCTGCTACTTTCTTTGCAAAAGCTTCCAAGTCGACTTCGGGAGTTTGTACCTCCGACATAATGATCTCCTTGTTCACGGGTTGTTCCGTTACATCCGGTGTTTCACTAGCTATAAATGAATTTTCATCCTTAGCCAGAGACTGACCGGCTAGATCTACACGATTGGTGAAAGTTTTCTTGAATTCATTATACTCATCCATAGAGTCAAATGACTTCGCCAGAGAGAAAGTAGCTGCTTGATTACAAGGCACAGATACAACTGAAACCTCAAACAACTCAGCATCCTTAATCTTTAATCCGTCAGTTTCCGTTATATGTTCAGCATCCTTGACTCGGAAACCAACAGAAAAAGCTCCAAGAATGCCTTCTTTTACAAGCTGCGCTACATTATCTGGCGCAGATTTTGAAATTTTAGCCTTTAATTCAAGACCGTTTTCAGTGACTTTAAGTCCTGTAGCGCGTCCAATAGGCTTGTTATAATCATGATTAAAAAGAATAATAGGATTCTTTTCAAAATTTCTAAGACCACCTTTTGTCCAAGCATCTGCCATGATAATATCATTCGCACGATCCTCATCATGAGTACTTGCCATGCCGCAGATATGAACTCCTCCTTCATCCTCATCTAAAGCTTTAAAAGTGGATGTAAGATTAAAAATTTTATTCATCTTCTTTCTCAGATTCTGCTTTTTCAGCAGCCTGGCTCAACGCTTCCAAAGGGTCTTCTTTTGGTAGGGGAGCCGGAGGGGGTGTTAGTTCAGGTTCAGGTTCGGGCTGGCGATGAAGCTCTTCCCAAGCATCGGGATGATCTCTTTTAATACAGCCAGTTAAACGTCCCCAACTTGAAAAATGATTTTGTAGTTGTCCATAGGATATTGGAGCTGTAGAATCTACCTTCCACTCTCCTGCAGTCATTAGCTTACCAGCTTCAAGCATATGCATCGATACTGCTTCTAATATTTGCTTTCGCGCTCTAAGACGGGCCATTAATCTTCTCCTTCTTCTTGTTCTGTGGGTCTGCCCCCTTGACTAGGGTCTGCAGCACTTCCTGCAATATTTGCAGGTACTCGTAATTCATCATATCCCTCTACTGGTTCCATATTTAAAGCTTCTCTAGCTTCATTAGGACTAATAATCCCAGTATTTACAAGGGCCTGATAATATGATGCTTGATCACGTAGCTCTGGTTGGAGGGCCGGGATGTTACTTGCCTCTTCTGTTATCTCAAACCCAAAATATCTTTCTAATCCAAAGTTTATTTTGCGAATAATTGGAAGTATAGTTTCCAAGTAGTAAAGTCGCATATTTGGGCGAAGATTTGCATTGTTACCAGAGTCTAAAAGAATTGGAGGAACTCCTAATGCTTTTAAAATAATTTTTTCATTTTCTGCAATAGCTTGTTGAAAGTCTAATTCTTTAAAGTTTACATTTGAAATCTCATCTATCTCGATACCACCATCAAGAATTAAAGGTCTACGGCCTCCTGCATCAGGTCTATATCGAGCAGACCAAGATTGTATCATTCTTTCTTTAATCTTTTCTGATAGGGTATTAGGAGACTTTAATACTAATCCCGGAACTGCCCCATTCTTAAAAAAGTTATCTTGAAAACTTCTCATACGCTGCATAAGTACCATAGTACGAAGTGCAGGCTTTAGTCTTGAAACTCCTCTATAAATAGAGTGAAAAGAATTTTCTTTAATGTGAATTATTTCACTTGGCTTGTAATGAATTTGTTCATTAAAAGTATACTTATCTACATAAGTAGTTTCACTTGCATGAATTGTCATTTTACTTGCAGGCAAGTGATAGAGATGTACTCCATCATAATAAATAAAAATGTTGCCATCAATAATAAAGTCAATTAGAAGATTACGTCTAAATGCACTAATATCTTGAAAAAGATTTGGCTCCTTATTCAAAAGAAGGTCTACACGAGACCTTTTAATTCCTTTAACGACACTTTGAATAGGAAGCTGAGTACCAACACTAACGTTAACTTCTGCGCAGTCATCAACTAACATATTGACACCGCGATTTACAATCTCTAAATCTTCGTAGGCTTTTTCAAAGTCAAAATGCGGCTCTCTGCTGCTTTCAACTTTTTGGTCAAAGTAACGCTGAGCAGGGTTTAATTTTTCATAATCCGCGTCAGGCGTCTTGCCAATTAATTTATCATACCATGCCATACTTTTCTCTTTGAATATCTACCCAGCGCATTTGTTTTTCTGCCGTGCCAAGTCCAGGGTTACGTCCATAAATTTTATGCAGTTCTAAATGATGCGCGTGGCAGATAGTAACAGTATATTTGTACAGCTCTGCCCAGTTGTTTTCTATAAATTCATCCCTCCAAATGGTTATGTACTCGTTTGTATAGTGAGAAGGTCTTTCTTTTACTTTTTCCTTCAACCACTTTGCCAATAAGGGACTTAAAGAATAAAAATGATGAAAGTCAAGGGAGCTGGTTGATCCACAAATGTAGCATTTATCATCTTTTTCATACTTTGATTTTGCTCGATCCCTTATGTATTTCACAGGGTCTCTTTTGAGCTTTTTCATTCTTGCCATTTTAACCTCTGGGAGATGAATTGTCAAACATTATTTTTATAAGGTATCGCTAGAACGATGTCATTGCAGTTTCGAATGAATATAGTGCATACCTTAAGGCATCCGCCATATGAGAAGCTCTATTGTGTTTTGGCTTTTCTCTTGCTAAGTTTGGATTTGCGTCCCACTGATATTGATCTAAGCATGCTAGGGTTTCAGCGCATCGTTGGTCGACAAATAATTTGTTATTGTCTACTATTCCTGCTACGTGTGCGATGCCATCCAAGAGAGATTTCTTTGCGTTATTTGTAGGAATATCGTAATTTTGTGCGAAATCAAATCGTGTTTGCTGAGCTGCGGAATCTATGTAAATATAATCTATTTCCCATTTCTGCATGCGTCTTTGAATTTCAACGGCATGCTGCTCCGTTGTTTTTTCGGCATCCAAGTACTCGTCTAATACGTAATATTTTCCTTCATCCCAATCATAAGCAATTACACAAAAAGCAGTAGGATCACGATAACCTACATCAAGGCCCGCAAATACATCCATACCAGTAGTATCCAACCCCTCGTTATTGGAGATACACTGTTCGTGATCAAAAGCCCAAATTTGCCCCTCATAAGTATTAAAATCTGCTTCGTATTCTTGACGAAACTCAGCTTCTGACATGCTTTTACGGGCCTCAGCAATATCTAACTCGCTCATTCGAGGGTTGTCTCGATATCCAGCTCTGATGGAGCACCATTCTGGGAACTCATCATTAAAGCCTCTGTCAAAGAACTCTGCGAACCAATTATTTCTACCTCGAGGAGTGGAAATAAAGATTGCCTTAGAGTTGTCTTTATCTAAGGTAGGACGCAATGCTACATTAAAAGCATCCCGCCCATCCGCAAGTGCAGCCTCATCAAATATAATTAAATCGTAACTTCTTCCCACACACGAGTCTACTTGATTTACAGAACCCATACGAACTGTAGACCCATTACTAAGTTCTATAACTTTATCTTTAGCATTGTCTTTTGTTACTTCAAGGTCAAAGTGTTTAATTAATTGTCTTTGTAAATCAAAAGAAATCTGAGACAGCGAGTAATTAGGAGACATTATAAGAATATTAGAACCAGGAACAAGAGAGACAAGTTGCCCGATTATGTTCGCGATGTATGTTTTGCCCTGTCTTCGACTAACTGCAGCACATACAAATCTATACTTAGAGTTATTAATCGCATTGATGATAGCTACCTGGGACGGTAGCGGGGAGACACCTAGTAATTCAAGGTACTGAGTTACTGGTAATTTGAGGAAGCGTGTCTCAGATTGTAAATCTAACAATTCTTTTGATATTATATCAGCCCTGCTTACCTGTACCGCCATAATTTATTGCTCTACTTTTGTCGCATCTCGGTAATAGATAATAATCTCTTTTTGCTGACGAATATACCTGCGTAGTTCTTGAAGATTATAGGCCATATTTTCATAATCTTGAGGAGTTAGTCCAAAAATAACAAAAGTACCATCTTGCATTTTTGAAATTCTTGCTATCTGCTCTTCGAGATTTTTTTCTGTCACTACAAAAAATTCTACATCCTGTAAATCTATTCTTTTTGGTAATTGTGGCTGATAGATTTCCAGTGTTTTATATTCCGTAACTGTTTTTATGATGGGTTCGGGGGTAGGCAGAGGGTCACTTTTCATAAAAGAACACCCAGATAAAAATACTATTATTAAACAACTAGTTAGTATCCGCATTTTCCACCTCTACACTATCTTGTTCTATCGCATCAAAAACATCTTTTGTGCCCTTATTGATTCTTGGCTCTATAAGCCCGGGCTTTACTCGTGCTAGCTTAGTTAAATTATGTCTTTTAAAAATAGATAAATAATCATCCATCTCTGCTTGCATTTCAGTATTCTTTTCTGTTAAAGCACTGACTGCTTCTAGCTGTATCTGTAAGTTTTGCTCTGAGCGCTCTCTTGCTGCTTTTTCACTTTCGAATGCCGCATCAAGTTTTGCTGCATTTTCTTTAAGAATTACAGCATTGCTTTCTAGTCTTGCAATTTTTGCTTCTGCCTTGCTTACTGTAGTAGTATGGTAAGCATAAGCTCCTCCGGCTACTACAAGTATTAGAGGCGCAGCCTTTATTAGTCCTAGCATTAGTATATCTTCCTCAAGTCATATCCTACGGGGGATACAACTTTAATTTCATGTTTTACACCGAGTAGGTCTACAAAAATAATATGAGTTGTACTAATTTTTATTAATTGCTTTGCTCGATAAGTTTTAGGGGAGCCACTTTCTATTCTTGAACCATCCTCTAAAAAATGTGTGTCACCGGGAAAGAAAACTGTAAGCTCCCACTCTTCTCGAATAAGAGTACGCCACCAGTGTTTTATCTTTGCCCAGAGGCCTACAGTTACAAGTTCTTCTTCTTGTTTTTGCTCAATCTTTTGGTTCATGCTTACGATGTCCGTTCCATGCTACAAAGCCTCCTACACGAAGTGCCCAGTATGCTAAGTAGTTTAAAAGTTTAAATCCATTTTGCTCAATACAGATGTCTCGAAACAATGTGTCCATCCATTTTTGAGACTTTGCACCTATGCTGGTTCGATCACTCCTTAGGAGTGTCCCGTACTTATAGCCATAATCGTGAATAAGGCCGCCCATAAGAAGGACGCCAGTGGGTGAAAGCCACATTGCAAGAAACTTAGGTACTGATGCACCATCAAATTCGAAACCTTGGGGTATAACATACTCTTCTCCTTTCAAAGAGAAATAAAAGTCCTTTGTTATCTCCCAATGCCTGACGCCGAGCAACCACATCCAGATTGCTTTCCAAAATCCCTTATCGGCTGTTTCAATTTTAATAGGGCTCATATGAGGCATCTCAGTATAATAGAAACCTACTCTGTCTTCTCCCTGTCCATCAAATACACTTGCTATAAATCCTACAAGTATAAGTGATATAACAATAGTCCACTGCCAGAAAGTGACTGCCATGTCTAGTATAAATTCCATTTACCTCTTTCCACTCCATGCTTGTGCCCCAAAGAACGCGGCTACGATGCCTGCGACAGATACAAAGTATACTGCTGCCATATCCCCTAAGATTGTGGCGGCTTGATGTAGCTCAAATATCTCTGTTGCCATTACAGTAGCAGGATAAAGAAGCATACCTGCAAGTGCGAACCATGTCATACTACGTTGAGCATCTCGCATTGCATCTTGGTCTTCTAACTCTTTACGCTTAAACTCTAGATACATTGCTTTTTCATCAGCATCTACTACATTATCACCATTTACATCTGCAGGGTGATAACCTGCTTTTTCTAAATCTTCTCCCATTACCACTTCACCTTGTCGGCCCAGTATGCAGCTGACATCTTGCCCCTAGCAATATTTTTTGCGTGACGAGCTTTAAAACTTTTGCGCTTAGCTTTCATTGCGGCGCTTTCGCCCGCTTTAGGTTTCCCTGCGGTTTTAGCACCTTTCTGGCCAAATCGAATAGTCTTAATTTTACTGCCTACTTTAGCTACAACGATATGGGACTTCTTTGCGTGCCCAGGAGTACGCTTTGGTTTATTAAACCCCGAGACTCCTGCTCTCTTTAAGCGAGAGTCTCTTTTTTTACCTTTTTTTCGTGCCACTTTTCTTTCTCTTCCCTAGAGCTACTCGCTTTTTGATTAGGGCCTTGGGAACTGTTTTCCCTTCTTTGTAGAGTTTTGCAATTCGTTTGATTGCACTAGCAAGTTGTGCACGTTTTTTACCTTTTGTACCGCTAAGGTACTTTTTAGGTATTTTTGTTTTCTTATCCTTGGGCGGGCCTCTTCGCTTCTTCATACAATATAATCTAGATAACGAATATTTGTGCTTGTATCAAGCTTTCCGTTCTGGTCATAGGTAATAACAGTGTAAATAGTATTGGTCACTTTATAACGGCTGTCCGGAGCTTTTGCAACTGACTGAACCGTATAATCTTTCTCCCAAGTACTAGCTATAGGACTAATAGAATTAACTTCCATATCACTTCTTTTTGGACGTTGTACGTTTCTTGGCTCTACGCTTAATATCATTGTCTTGCGAATGCCCTCCTCGAATAAATGAGTTTACACGGCCCATTGCCCAGCCTGCCATTCCTACACCAGCTCTGGAGCCGGAAGAAAGAAAAGCTCCCTGACCCCTGCGGTATACTCTTGTTAGTTGTCCTAGAGTGAATCTAGTCTTTTTTGCTTTTCTGGACAATGTTGCTCGGGTTGTAGCGCTTAATGGTTTTGCTTTTCTTTTTGGACTAGCCTTACGCTTTGTAGCTTTACGTTTTCTTACCGCCACGCTTCTTTCTCCTCAGTGCTCGCTCATAGGATGCATGAGTTCGTCCCGGCATATATATTTTGTTTTTGCCTACGCCATGTGAGTGAGTACCACTAAGCCCTAGTGTTCTTGCGCGCCTACGCGCGGCCATTTTTGTAGTATATCGGTTTCTCCTCATTTGTCCTTTGAGTCTACTAAGAGGGGCCCCCACTTAGTCCATGCAACATGAGCAAACCAGCCTATAACACAACCAATTAGTAAGTCAATCATTTTTTGCCTCGCTTCCTTTTCAAAATTGCTGCTCTAAGACCAGCGGGCAGCTTTTTTTGCTTGGCGGTCAGTCCACCCATTGACTTTTTCTTCTTACCGTTCTTTTTCTTCTTCTTACCTGTATGATATGGCATTACTTTCTCTTGCGCTTTCGCGGCTAGGGAAGGTACGAATAGTTATCCTTCCAGTGTTGTACTTCATCAAGGTAGCAATTGTGTTGCTGGCTTTTTACCCAGCACAACTCTTGAATGATACGATTGTACCATTGCTTATCATATTCATCGTGAGCTTTGGACATATCTTGTTTGAGTTGAGCAATTCTCACGTTAATGTACTTTTCTAAGTCTTTTTCTCTTCCACGTCTCATAGTCGTCTCTTAAAACTTTCAAGTAATGGTAATAAATCTTGCTTGTGCTCATACACAACTTCATTATTAAATAAATTTATAACTACTAAACTAAGCTCTGTTTCTGTATCGACCATTTTACTCTCAATTCTAAACTTTGAGTTTATAAAAAGTTATAAATTTATTTAACATTTTACATCATGTGAGAAGCGAGCAGTCCCAGTAAAAACAAGAGGGCTGCACCTCCTCCTGCTATAAGTCGGCTTTCAATTCGTGCTATGCCTTCGTCAATATCATCTAAACGATTAAAAGTAGTTTTCCATCGCTCTTCACACTGAGCTTCATGGGCAGCCATTTCTACTTCCATAACTCGTACTCTTTCGTCTATGTCCGTCATTTAAGTATAGTCAGTATGAGAAACAGCGTGGGCACAAAAATAACTAAACCAACTACAAAGTAAAAACAATATAGCAAAGTTTGCATAAGGTCTTCGTGGGCTTCTCTAGCTTCTTTTTCTGCTCGTGCTCTTTCTTCTTTGGCTTGCTTTTGAAAGGCTAGCCAGTCATCCCACATTCCTGGGCGACCTGCCCAGATCATTTGGTCTTTTAAATGCTCTTCCATTTCCTTGATCTTTTCAAGTTCCATGAAAGCCTGCATATCGCTTTTATAACCGTTCTTATTTGATTTCTTTTGAAGCGCGGTTTTTTGGTCGAAAAATTGTGCAACTACGCCGCCCATCTCATACAGGTCTTTGCCGTTACCAATTGCTTCTTTAATTACGCCAAAAGCAGCATTTGCAATCGCAATTTCTGCTAGCATGGAGTTTTCTCTAGGTTATCCCTCCTTGAGAAGTTTCTCCATTAGCTTTCCATAGTTTCCTTGGCCAAAGGGTAAACTCTCATTATTTATCTGAACATTGTTTTGAGTTTTAATATTTGTAGCTTCCGCTTTACTTAATTCGGTCTGAGCTTTAATCTCATCCATTCGCATACGATGCGCCATCTGAAGTAAGTCTGCTAAATCCTTGCCCGAGTATACTCCGGTTTCTTGTGCTTCTTCTAGCTTTGACTGAATCATCTCATCGAGGAGAGTAGCAATATTGTTTTTATTTCGATACCCCATATCTAAATATACAGTATCAATATATTTTTTTACTTCTCGCTTATTTAAAAGATCAACAACCTTATTTTCAGGCACCTGCAAATACTCACAAACAGCTCGAATATTTCCGAACTGCAAATAACAGTTTGCGATTTCCAACCCTTCGGGCGAAATAGTGGTTATTTCCTTTCCCATTTCTATTCCTTTAGCTTAAATTATAGACTTTCGCATCTGCGAAGTCAAGAATTTTTTTTCTCAGCCCCATTGCATAGCCATGGCTGCGGCGATTCCAAAAAATGTCACACTTCGTTCCTTTCCTTGACCACCCCCAAATTTATCATACCCCGTATCGCCTTGATTACCCCATCGAGGCTTTCCATCTACGTACCGAGGCTCTACTGACCCCGTAGGTTGTAAGGGTGCCAAACCCCTCAGCCACAAACCAGTTTTCTTTGAAGCATCTTCTGCGTAATTATATGGCTGGACATATTGGGGTTTTGGCATAAACTTGAGGCGGGTGTTAATACAGCCCACCGGATTTTCAATACACATTTTTTCTACTGGCGCATTCCAGATTTTTGTAATGAATTCAAGGGCGTCTTCTGTTTTCTTAGCTCTTCCTTCAATTTTATTATTCCAGTGCAGGCCAGAAGAGCTAAGGTAAGTACAGGGAGGGTGAGCAATAACAAGATCAAAGCTCCATGGACTATTATAGAGTACATCTAAAACGTCTCCTTGTATGTGCGGTCCGCGTGCTTCCGTAGGTAATAAGTCACACGAAATTGTATCATGCCCCATTGCAATAAAGCAGTCCCGGACAGTCCCACTAAATTCACATGCTACTAGTACTTTCATTTTTGATTCCTGAGAATTTTATAATATTATAGGGCTATTTATCTTACAAGTCAAGATGTTTTTTTAGTTAGGGGTAATAAAAAAGGGGCCGTAGCCCCTTGTTTCTAGAAGTTGTATACAACTGTCATACCGAAAGTTCTCGGTGAGTT